TGTTGTCGCCTGTTTGATTTGTCTCTAGTGCAGAGACACCTATGGCTATATTTTGGGTTCCTGTCGTGTTACTTGTCAGTGATGCTGCTCCGAAAGCGTTATTACTGGAAGCCGTTGTATTAGCATCCAGAGCGCCTTTTCCCACAGCCGTATTGTTTGAACCTGTAGAGTTTGCTGTTAAAGCGTCTAGTCCGATCGCCACGTTATTATCCCCAGTCGTCAAGGCTTCAAAAACATCAACACCCACACCTGTATTACCATCAGCACCGCTTATAGTTCCTGTGGTTGTATCTCCAATCATAAAAGAGTTTGTGCCAAAGGTTTTGTAGTTAAATGTCGAACCATTAATAGTTAGTGCATCTGTTTCTGTAGTTCCATCAACATCAACATCACCAGATATATCTAAAGCAGTTCCAATAAGTGTTTGTGAAAAAGTTACTTGTCCATTAGAAGCTATGGTCATAGCGTCCACATCAGAAGCAGAGCCTATAGTTTTGCCATCACCAATAATTAAATCATCTGTTAATGTGACTATACCTGTGACACCCAAAGTACCACCTATAGTCGCATCATCTGTAACTGTTAAATCGTCTTGTACTTTGAGGTCTACTGTAGAAAGACTAGCAAAAGCATCTGCTACAGCTGCCCCGGAACCAGCACCATCCAAGTAAACGGCTTTTACATCACCATTTGGTATGGTTACGTTAGCGCCAGTGCCCTGTGAAATAATAATACTATAAGGTCCACTGCTTCCAGAATCGGTTGTGGCATTTTCTATGAAATGCACCCTACTCATGGTATTCGGTGCAATCGTAATCGTACAGTTAGAATCTAAAGCACCTGTATATTTGATATACATGGCTCTACCAGGATCCGTAGATCCATCGGCTACAGTTGTAGTGTGTGTGTCTGCGTTAGTGGTGATTGCTTCGGTTCCAAAGCCAAGTGCTTCACCAATCAGCTCCAAATTTGTATTCGTTTCAGAGCCCCAGGTACCAGAAGATTCCCCGGTACCAATCTCTTTTAGTCTTAAATCATTTACATAAGTTGCCATATTTCATGTCCTCTTTTATGCTGCGTCTCTACCGCCTTTAATTGTAGTATAGTTTGGTGTTTGAGTTGTTGCAACGTCAGAAAAGTTTGGTGTCTGACTTGTATCGACTTCTCCGTAAACCAAAACTGAGGCGAGGCTTACAGTTACGCTTTGTCCAGTCGGCACCACATTCGCTTTTGCAACAGTAGATACAGAGCCGATAGCGCTTGTAACCGCAAAAGACGGCATGTTGATTACTTCGTTTTCATGGACTATTACTGAGCCAATCGCTGAGGTAATAGCTCTGCCTGTTAAGGTTACATTCGCTTCTGCATCTACAGCTGGAGATCCTAAGCCTGACGTAATCGCAAGAGTAGTAGGCGTTACATTGGCCTCTGCATCTGTGCTTGGTGTACCTAAGCCAGATGTTAC